AATATGCACAGTACATACTGGCGATAAAGGATAGCGATAAAGAGCTTCCTTTCTTATCAACTTTACCAGTAACAGGATCAATCTTTCCGCCAAGAAGCCCCGGAAATGCGACATGCTGAGCGACCTGTGTGTCGGAGTGGAGACGGGGGAGGAGTGCCCAGCAGCGGGCGATCACTTGGCAGTCCCAGATCGCGTTGTGGAACGTGATGGGGCGGGAGGAGAGGACGGTGCGACATGCTTGAGTCGCCGTGAACTCGTCTTCGAGCGTAGGCCAGTAGGAGACGCGTTCGCTATCTGTCGGATGAGTAAACGGAACGCAAATAGCGTGGAGGGGGTCAGCGGCAAATCCGATGCAATCCACTCGTCCCCAACCTTCCGTGTCACACACACACGGGCGATCCGCATCTCTAAGATATTCTCGGAACCAGTCATTCATGTCCTCCAATGATGGCTCAACGACAAACTCCCATGCGGAGCGACGGACTTCACGGAATTGGGACTCACGGGCAGCACGTCGTAGGTCTTGCACGACGATGGGGCGGTGGGTCCAGGCGCGGAGCACGTCGGCGGGGTGAAAAGTGCAGATCACTTTTCCACTGTCAGTGTCGAACGTAGAACCTCGCCATTTCGTAATTCCAGACTCTCCTGTAAGCGCCCAAAGTGGCGTGTTGCCGAAGGCAATAACAAGAACGGGGTGGTGTGATCTAAAAAGCTCTTGAAGGTGCGAAATTCCGGCTCGGACAGGTTCTTTAGGAAAGCGGCCATTGACTTCGCACAATCCTTCCTTGCGAGCTTCCAACTTTCCGGCGAAGAACTGCTCGATGTCATTGTGGATTAGCTTTCCGTTCTTGAGGTAGGAGGGGGGGCGGACGTGGCATACGTTCGTGGCGAAGCATTGGGAGCGGTCAAGTCCGGCCTCGCGAAGCATCTCGTTGAGAAGGAAGCCGGACGGGCCACTGAACGGGTGGCCCGACTCGACTTCGCGTTCGCCCGGCGCTTCACCGACGAGCCAGATGGGAGAGGTAGGGTCGCCGTCTTCGATCCAACGGGTCATGCGTGCCGCCCCCACGACAGCCGGAGGAGTGCGACAACGTCCCATGAAGTCACCGCCAGATTAAGACGAGAACTCCGGCTGAGAGCTGCCAGACGTTGACCCGAAGAGGGTTGCGACACTCGGGACGGCTCTGTTGAGCGATGATTTGCTGGCGCAGTGCCTCGGCGTCGGCGCATGTAGTCGCGGATGTAGAGGCGGGCGTCGGCGGGGTTACGGTAGTGGGACATTGGCGTTCGTCCATGATTGGGCGTACTCGTGTAGGTCGAGGAGTGCTTTCACGTCGCGCTCGAAGAGGATGAGAGTGGGGCCACGTGACGTATCGACACATTTGAGATAGCCGTTCCAGAGAGCGACGGTCATGTGGAGGGGAGAGGGGGTGTTGACGACGTTGCCCCAATCGACGATAGCAGTACAGCAGGGAGAAACAACTACGTAGCGAGCAGTCCCATTACCACCGATGTTTTGGAGTTGGTCTTTGTACGCGATGAAGCTGGCTGTGCAGACAGGGCAACGGAGGTTGGTGAGGATCGTGCGGCCCGCGTCGGGGGGCGTAGTGCCCCCCTCGCGTGCGTGGTTGCCGTAGCCGTCTGGTGGACGGAGGGGCTCGGGACCGTCGAGTGTCGTCATCGACGGCCGCTCGACACGTTCGGCGGTCACTGTGCGGCCTCGCGGAGACGCGCCTTGTCGGGCGACGTGACGCGCGTGACTTCGGCGTAGATGATCTCGGAGTCGTTGGGGTCGGGGCGGTGCTCGACGTGGACGAGCGCGGTGGCGAAGGCGAGCGCGACGATGGAGAAGTTCTTCTGTTTGTTGAGGCCGGTTGCGTCGAGGAGACGCTTGAGCCGCATGTTCTTGTTTGTGCCCCAGTCGATCTGCGCGGGTGTAGTGGGAGTCAGATCGAGCATGAAGGACTGCCGGACGAGCACCTTCGGCATGTTCATCTTCGCGCGAACGGTGTCGTCGGTAAGTTCCCACTGGAGTTCGAGCGCAGCCCACGGCTCACCGGCGCGCGACTTGTCGGCACCGATAGTGCCGGAGCGGAGAGAGTCTTTCGTGAGCGGCTGGCACTGCGCGAGGTAGTCGCCGGGGTCAGGGAGAACGAAGGTGGTATCGAGTTGGCCTTTGTGGGTGGTTTCGAGGAACGAGTTGACATCGAAGAGAGATGAGGACTGCACGAGTGGTGTTCCTTTCAGTCGGGGTTGCACGGGGTTGTGCTCGGTGGCAGACGAAGCGCGTCAAGCATATTGTGGAGTTGCTTTGCGACGTACTCGTCTGAAGCGTGGAAGTGGATGGTGAGATGGCCCTCGACTACGCGTATGTCTGCGAGCCGGACTGACTTTATCCAGTTCAGTTCGGACTCGGTGAATGCGGCGCTCATGGCTTCACGAGCATGGCGTCGCGCGCTCGCGTGAGCATGTCGAGGACGTGTCCGACAGTGGTTGAGGCGTGGTTTGCGCCGACACCGTCGTAGTGACTTGTGCGCCCTGCGGACCCAGAGCGTTCAGGGTCGGGGAGCGATGCCCACTCACACGAGATACCGTGGGCGAACTCAATGTCGGTGAGATGGTGCCGCCACCACGCAGAGTAACCACGGCCGACGAGGAGCCGGACAGCGAACTTGTCTTGAAGGGCGGGGGTGAAGAGGGTGGAGTCGGGAAGCTGGTAGTGAGACTGAAGCGACTGCATCGTGCGCCGGATGATTTGGTAGCGTCCGGTGGCGGTGGAGGGGAGGCCGCGGGCGATCATGTCGTCCATGCAGGAGTAGATGTCGGCAAGGGAGCGGACGGAGAGGTCGCCGTACGTGCGGCCCTCGATGTCGCCGATAGTGGCGTTGTAGTTGCCAGCGGACTCGCCGGACTGGTTGTCAGGGACACCGCCCGCGATGAAGTCGAGGATGATGTCGGTGCAGGGGTCGGAGGAGAGGAGTGTGCTCACTGGAGGGGCTCCGTGGTGGAGGAGGAGGGAGAGAGCGACGGGACGGCGGTGCGTGCGTCAAGCTCACGGATTTTGTCCGAGAGGAGTCTAAACATACGCATGGTGATGAGGAGTTGGAGTGTGGGGATCGGGAGGGCGTTGAGGACGGCGGGGGTGACGCCGATTAGTTTGCAGAACTTGGGAAGCTCGGCCTCGAACTCGGCGTTCGCGGCGGTAGCTTCGGCGTGGTCGATTGACGCGACGATGGCGTGGCGACTGGTGTTCATAGAGGTTCACCTGAACAGTTGTGAGAAGTCGGGGGCGAGAGACGCAGAGAGGGGGAGACGGCGACGTTTGAGTCCACGGCCCGCCTCTTCGGTGTTCCAGACGTACTTGCCGTCGACACACTCGGCGACGATGATCTCGTCTGGCTTGCGCGCGAGTTTCGGGGCGAGTTTCTGGCCGATGGTCGCAGTGGTGAGAGTGGAGAGGCCAGTGAGAGGGGAAGTCTCGCGCTCGATGTGGGCGAGGAGGACACTGGTGCATTTCGTGCCGCCCCACGCAAGGTCCATGAAACCCTCGATCTGTTGTTGGATACCGCCGATTTCGGGGAGTGAGAGGAAGGGGCGCGAGCCGACGGTGGAGAAGATGACCATGCGTGTGAGGCCGGTGAGGCCGTCGAAACAGATGGCGCGGGACTCGTCCCACTTGCCGACATCGCCAAAGGACTCGCCGCAGCGGTCACAGACGAAGTCGGCGCAGGTGTCCCATAAGTCGAGGAATTGAGTGTAGGAGGAGCGGCCAGGATCGACTGTTTTGATCGCTGCCTCAATCGACGAGACGTGCATAACTTGTGCCCACTTACGCATGACGGCCCAATCGACGGCGGCAGGGGGTTGGTAGTGAGTGTGGATGGCGGGAGTGGGAGCGCCGGGGCCACAGAGGTTTGGGCCGAGTGCGGCTTCGACACCAGGCTCCATTGAGATGATGAAGGTTTCGAGGCCAGCGCCGCGGTGAGCGGTGCCACGCTCGTCCAGATATTCGGGGAGGAGTGTGCGGAGAGACGTGGTCTTGCCTGTGCCGATATCGCCTTCGAGGAGGACGTTGGATTTCACGTGGAGTGCTCCTCGTTGAGTGATTGAGCGGGCTTGAGACGTGAGATAACGCCGTCGGCGGCGAGGAGCGAGTCGAGATACTCGACCTTTACGTCATGCTCGAAGATGATGAGTGCTTGGACTATGGTGTACTTGCGCGTGATGTCAGAGAAGGCGGAAGAGTTCGCGGCATCGAGAGCGGTGAGGAGGGTGTCGGCGCGGGAGTAGATTTCGTCGATGGTCACAGTGTGTCTCCATGCAGGGGGCATGAGGCGACGGGCTCCCACCAGCCGTCTTCGTCGGCGGCGGAAGGAGCGTGGTAGACACAGTCACACTCGCCTTCGCCGAAGGGCTCGTCGTCGAGAGAGGGAGGCGACGACGGTGTAGATGTGGGCGGTAGAACACGTGCACGTATTTCGTCGAGACGCTCCTGTCGCATAGCTTCTTGACGCTCGAACTCACGGAACCACGCGTCTGTGGACATGTTATGTCTCCTGTCGAGTGAGGGGATCCCAGCGCCGAACCTCGAACGTGTCGAGCCACGCATCGGGGTCGGCAGAGGAACAGAGGTCGAGGAAAGTGCAGCCACCGAAGTCGGCGCACGCGGTGTCGAATGATTGGGGGAAGGGGTGGGAATAGTCAGTGGTGCGCCAACTGTCGCAGAGAGAAATATATTGAGTACACATTGCTGTGGTGTCGGACTGAAGTTGCTTGAGCCACGCGTCGATCATCCACTCAGGTCGGGGGGCGAGTGCCCAGCCGAGCTTGATGTCGGTCTTCATCACGCCCATACCGCGGACGATGAAGCCTTTGAGAGTCACACCATACTCGCGCGCTAGCCACACATACCCGGTGAATTGGGAGCGGAGTTTCCACTGGTTGCGCCAGAAATCGGAGTTGGGGTCGGAGCCAGTCGTCTTGTCGTCGAGTCCCCACACTGAGTGTTGATAGTCCCCGATTAGGTCGAAGCGGCCTGCGTAGAGGAGCGGTTCGCCGGTGTCGGGGTGATAGCAGTCAGGGATAGGAAGAGCGCCGCTGTACTCGATGCACGGGTGCCCGGCGTGGACGTGGATTTGGAGCGGGTCTTCGTCGAGCGGCCACTCACGGAAGTAGGCTTGGAGAGTGGCGAGAGCCGCGGAGAGGGTCTTGGCGGCAGCAGTGCGGGTGAGATTGTCCGGCGTCTCGAAATCGCCCCACGCGTGGATCACCGCCTCGCACCCGTTGTGGAGCGCGTCGGACGTGTCACGCGTCTCGAAGTACGTGCGACGGGCGACTTCGAGTCCGCGAGCGATGCATGAGCCGAAGTGAAGATGGACCGAAACGCCGGGCCGCGCAAGCCCGAGAACGTGACGGCGAAAGAAGGAGTGTGGACACTTGAGCCAGTCACTCCGCATGGTTGCGTCAATGACGCGGGGGAAGAGTGAGGAGGGAGTGGAGGATGTCACAGTCTCGGCTCCACTCCCTTGTCGCTGGTTTCCACTGAGGCTTGGCATGTTTCCCACCAGCTCATTCATGTGATGGCGTCCCGAACAGTGTGTCGATGTCGAGAGTGGGGGCGGCGACCGCTTTCTTCGCGGCGGCACGGTTGCGTGCGCCAGCGCGAGCGGCGTTCTCGCGGTCGTGCGCGATGGAGAGGAGAATACGGCGCATGTCTTCGGGCGTGACGCGCTCGCGATTGAGGACGCGGAGGCGGGCGTCGAGGAGGAGGGAGTGAGTGTCGAGAGACGTGGTGTCGGTCATGGCGGGGTCACTTTCTGTGCGTCAAGCCACTCGCGGAAAATGTGTTCGCATGTGCGGCCCCACGTGCGGTAGCGGGGGCGGCCCGTGCGCGGGTCGAGCATGACGAGACGAAGCTCGTCGTGGAGCGAGACGGGGAGCCGGAAGGAGAGGATGCGAGTGGGCTCGCGGTCAGGACGGGCGACGTTGGGCATGGAGAGCCTATCGGGCGTCGTTGAGTTGGAGTTGTGGAGGTAGCGGTGGATGGCACAGAAACTTGCTAGATGCGGGATCGATGAGATACAGTTCTGGTCGCGCTGTGTAGAACCATGTGCCATTGGTGCCACAGAGCCACGCGCCAGTGCGAGCAGGGCGGTTCTTGCAGTCCATTAGAAACACTCCTCACAGAACGGGATGTCGAAGTGGGTTTCGCGCGTCTCGTGCGGGAGTGAGGCGAGGAGCGCGGGCGGCACGGCGTCGAGGCCAGTGGCGCGGTAGTGGAAGGTGTGGGAGTTGGGGGCGTAGCGGACGAGGACGTAAGCGGCGGGCGAGCGGACTGTCGCGCCGCAAGAGCAGTGAGCGACGGAGACGGGGAGGATGACGGAGGAGGGCGTCTCGGAGGCGTGGGGGGAGACGCGGGGGCGCGAGGGGGAGGCGCGAGAGGAGGAGGCGGTGGCTTCACCGGCCTTCGGCCGGGGCACCGTGTGCGGCTGCGCCAGCGCGCCAGCACGGGCGAAGAGGCTGTCGAGGGGGATCGGGGCGGGGGAGGCGGGGAGGATGCGTGCGGCCATTGGTGGGGCTCCTGTGCCAAGGGGGCCGGATCGGGTCCGATCCTGCGGGGCGGGGAACGCGTCCCCGGTGAGCCTAGCCCCTCTTGGCTGTGATGTTGACGATTATGCACCTGATGTTGACAGAGCAGACCCGCGAAGAACGCATAGGTCGGTCGTGCGCCTTGGGCAACAAAAACCCCTCGCCAGCCGAAGCCAGCGAGGGGCGAGGTTGCGTCGCGCGATGCGTCAAACGCGACGGGTCGGCGTTAGTTCGCGGCAGCGGCGGGAGTGAACAGACCCGAGAACGGCGAAGCGGCGTCGGGCTTCACGGTGCGTGCGGCAGAGGCCATCGCCTTCGCACGCTCGACGAGGATTTTCGAGAGTGCGATCTTGACGCGGGGGTCACTGTTTTCGAGGGCGGTGTAGAGTTTGGCTTTGCTCCACACATGGACCACGCGGCCCTTGGCGTCACGTTTGGGGGAGCCGTTCTCAATCTTTGGCTGGTCCAACATCTCGTCGATCTTGGCTTGGACGACGTGGACGGGCTGGCCGGAGACTTCGGCGAGTGCAACAACGATGTCGTCGGGCTCGGCGTCGCCCATCGTGCGGCCCGGTGTCCAGGTGCCATCCGTCACTGTAGCGATGAACTTGTCCCACTCGCGGCGAAGGTCGGACGCGCCGGGGTTGTCGATGCGGTTGTAGATGTTGGAGAACGTGTTGATGACACCGCGAAGCATGAACGCGTCAACGAGGCTGTCCGCAACGGCGGCGGGAGTGAGGGTGATAACTTCGGCGACGCCTTGCTCGCCGGTTACGGCGTCAGGGGCGGTGTAGAGGGAGAGGAGGGCGTTGCCCGCGTCGTCGAAGCGCACGGCGACGGTCTTGCGGCGTTTGGTGTCGGCCATTTGGGGTTCTCCTAAGTGGTTCGGAGGGCGGGATTGCCCGGCGTTCCGCTCACGACACAAGGTGGGAGTCAAGCCGCCTGTGCCGTGGCCGGAGCGTCGGCGTCGCTGGGGCAGGGGAGAGCGCCAGCGACGATCAACGCGCGGAGGGCGGTGCGGCACTCTTCCAGGGTGCCGGTGCTCACCATGAGAGGAACGGGCACCGCCACGCGGTCGAGTAGGACCGCGAAGCGGTGACAGCCGAGAGGGGCGATGCGGGCGCGCGTGAACATGGCTGTATATATACACGCGCGCGCGTGAGGCGTCAAGCGGTGTCAGCGCCCGATGAAGAAGAGCGAGACGAGGATGAACGCGAGCGCAAGGCCAGCGAACAGGGAGCCGAGACGTTCGAGCCAGCGGCTCGACGGGCGCGGCGGTTCGACGGCTCGACGGTGCGGGTCCGGCGGTGCGGGCAGCGAGACGCCAGCCTCGCGGGCGATCATAGCGCAGTAGCGATCCCAAGCGGTCATGTTAAGACACCTTCCATCTACGGGGGATTTCAGCGACAGGCTCGCCGCGATCCTTGCCGAGACGATAGAGTGCGACGGCGGCATGTGACGCACAACAGAACTCCGCTTTGGTGTCGCCGTCGAACGTGGGTGTGCGGAGAGTGATCGCAACGCCGTTCTCGCATGTTTCCATGCAGCTTGCGTATTGGCAGGTTTTAGGGTTGCGGGCGGTCATGGGCGTGCCTCCATTGCGGCGACGATAGGGTTGAGGGTTAAGACGATTACCGCGCTGTCGTCGCCGTTGTCAGTCGCGGTGGGCTCGATGCGGAGGATCGCTTTCGCGAAGATGCGGAGGAGAGAACGGCAGTGTGCATCCTCCGGGTCCGTGTCGCACCCATGCGAGAGGAACATCTTGAACCGATACAGGTCTCGCACGGACGCGCGAGCGTCACGCGCCGACATCGGGCCGAGTGACGCGCCACCGTCGCGGTCGAACTTGAGGAGGAGGGCGGTATAGGCTTCGGGGAAGTGCCGGTAGTCGCGGCGACTTGAAGGTCTTAGGGCGTTCATTGCGATGCCTTTCCTTTCTTGTGCCCAGCTTGAAAGGCTGCTATCTCGCTTATCTCGGTGGCGGATAGTGGGCACTCCATGATTAAACCGAGTAACTTGCATGCTTCAACTTCAAGACCGGCAGCGAGGTTTGCGGCCCAATAGTTGACGCAATATTGCCACTCGGTGCGAGTAGTGGGGGAGCGTCCGTCGAGGTATTCGGCGCACGCCGCACGATGAAGTTCGGCGGGGCTGACCATGCGGCTAGCGTTGCGGCGGGAGGAGGGGCGAGGAGTGGCGGTCACAGCGGCCCCTCCTCTTTGTTGCCGCTGACGCGTTCGCGTTCGCGACGGGCGGCGAGGAGGCGTAGGTACGTGTCGTGCTCGTACCGCTTGCCGTGCCGGTTGCGGCGGGACTGTTTCTCCTCGAAGTGGACGAGGGCGGCGGCGCGTGCGACCGTGCGCGCGACGGAGCGGGGCGACGTATCGGATGATTTCATGGGCGGGGAACTCCTGCGGTTGTGTCGGTAGACTGACCGCCTTCGGCGGCGGTACGCGTTGGCGCACCAGCAAGCCCGCACCGCCGCGACGAGGCGACGGTGGAGCTTGTAGCTGCGTCAAACGGGGTCGTTGTCGCCGCGAG